AGCTAAATCTGCCACGCGCAATATCCCGTTAAGCCCAGAGCGTTATCGCTTAATCTGGGTCATAGCACAAGATTATCGTCATGTCTTGGTGTTGATGCGATTTGCCCAATCAGACATCGCTTTTGATATTTTTTCACGGCGTTCAGCCGTCATGATTTCAGGGTCAACCCAAGGTGGCGGCGTATTCGGTTCGATGGCTTCCGATAGCATCGCAGCATATTCGCGGGATAACTGCCTGATTGTTTTGGCTTCCCACGGCGTCAACGTCACGCATTGGTTTGCCATCCATGCGGCCAAATCAACTTCATCAATCGAAACATTGCCGCCCATGCCAAGGGGCTTGGCGGGGCCAACCTCAAAGAGTATTTCGATAAGGTAAGCCCCAACAAGCAGGGGTGGCATTGCATCAGACTTGGTTTCCCGTCTAGGGCGCTTTGCCTTCGACGGGATTGTATTAAGCCAAGCCGCTTGCTTTACGAATAAGGTTAATTGCTCAATCGTTTGCGCGAAAGAAGTTTGCGCGGTCAGCGACAAACTCCGAAACCTGTTCCTTAATCCACGACCATTCGCCGTAAACCTTGCGGACGTTTTCAGGTGTGCAATCCAACTTCACGCCATCAAGCGTAAAGCCTTCCCAAGCAACAGTGAGCTTTACAAGGTCATCAATGCTGTCTTCAGCCATCTTTTCAGCGTCAAAATCGACAGCCTTCTTGCCCTTGGAAATGCGGTTCAATGCCGCTTGCTGCTTTGCAAGTTGGATTTTGCGGTAAACTTTGCTGTCCTGTCCAAGCAGTTTGATTGTCATACCCGCAATGAGTTCTTCGCTTTCAGGATGCGCGATTTGCAAAACAGCGCCATCGTCAGCTTTAACAGGCTTTAATGAATTAAGGTCAAAAGACATATTTATTCCCATCCGAATGCACCGATGTTGAAAGTCTCCCCCGCCGTGGTCGGATGCAGCCACGACGGGGAAGTTTATTGGCTACCTTATGCAGCAACCTTAACGACAGAATTGTCGATTTCAAGCGTAACTTCAGCCATCGTGATGGCATCAGCATTACCGACATTGGTTTTATAAGACATGACTTGGCCTGTGAAATACTGGATTTCGCCATTGACCAAAGCGACCTTAACCGAAATAGAAGCGTCAACGCCAGCAGCGGCTTCGCCCTTGTCTTGGATGATGGCTTGACCAGCATCGTCAGCCGAAAGTGCCATTGTGAGCGTGACCGAACCATAGTTCAGCGAACCACGGCGCTTGGCAACAATACCAGTGCGAAGTGGCGTGTGTGTTGCAAGTGCAGCTTCAGCACCGAAAGCTGGCAAGTCAGCCAATTCACCGCAAGCAGCCCAAGTCAGGGCAGCGAAGCCAGTGGCGTCATAAGTGGCAGGGGCAGTAGCGGACACTGAAACGATAGTGCCAACCGAGGAAACAACGTCAGACATAATTTAATCTCCATGCATGGGATTGAACATTTAACACAAAAAAGCAGTCAAGTCACCCTAACGCATTTTGCGTTCTGCGCGGTTGATTGCCAAACGCACCATACCACTTGGCGCTTGGTTTGACCATTGGTCAAATTCAAGGCGATTTATGTATGGCAAATTGTTGGTTATCCAAAAGATATTGCGCGGCGCACTCGCCACAGCATTCGCGCCAGCAGCGATTGCATAAGCAGAAGCAGAGCTTTCCTTTGGCGCTGTAATCCCCTTGCCAGTATCAGATGCAAAAGAAATTTCACCCGATGCTGGTGAACCTATACTGCATTGCCAATTGGCTCTTGCCCTACCTGTATCGACTGGTGTGTTCAAAACGATGTCAGACAACAGGTCTAAGCATATTTTGCTAATATAGGCGTCAGCGTCCTTTCCCACCTTTTCCGCAAATGCTTTTACGTCCAAGCTGAAGGTGGTCATGCGAAAGCCCTGTAGGTTATACTCACAGGAATGACAAACCGTTCACCAGACATAAAGGCTGGGTTCTGGGTCGTGCGCTGTATCGTCACTGTAACGCCATCATAAACGAGCCTGTCACCACGCTGAAAGGCTGCGGCAACATCGTCGGCTGTCGAACGGGCAGCGCCTTTGTTGGCGTCAGCAGGGGCATATACAAGCACTTGGTAAACGCCGCCAAACTCATCCGATGCTGCGCTTGCAACACCGACGGGCAGGGTGTCTCCGCTCAACAGGCTTTCGCTCAAATAAATGTCGCCAGCAGGGGGAATGAATTTTGCGTTTTCCCAATGCGTCGGCAAATCAAGCGTGTTCAGTCGCGTGGCAAGTGCCGCGCTTATCTTGCTGTTAATCATCTAAAGCCTCCACGATTTGCATATCTATGGCGACCTTTTTACCATCATCCAGCCGAATGATATAGGCGATAACATGGTTCTGCGTGTCGTGCAGAACGCTATCCAAAATGCCAGAGCTCCATTGCGATGGGAAGAAAACCCTCTGGCCTATTGGTATCATCAGTTTGACCTTAGCTGGCATATGTAAATCACATCCTCACCTGTCAGTCGGATGGGTTGCACATCCATGATGCGGTATGTCGTGCCATCTATGGTCGATAAACAGCCCACAGCGGGGCGTGTGGCGATAAGTTCAAGGATAAGGCGCACATCACCCGCCTGTATCACTGTGCCGTCAATATCGCGCTTGTGGTAAGCAGCGGGATAGCCCTTGCCCGTTATGGTCGTGCTGGTGTCCGTGCCAATCACTGCGCCAGTAATCGGGTCAGTCGCGCCATACACGGGAAAGATGATGGAAACCGCTTCGCCATATTTAGCAAGCAGCCGTGATGCTGTTTGCGCTTGGCTGCTCATGTGCGGATAACCCGTGCAACACCGAACCCGCTTTCGGATGCGGATAACAAGAAGGGTGTGATTATCCGATTGATGAATGGGTAACGCTGCGTCGGGTCGGAATAATCTTGGTATTCAACCTCAATTACGTCAATCTTTTCGCGCTTCACCTTTTGGCCTTGGTCGGCAATCAGCGTATCGCCAGCAGATGCGCGTATCGCCATTTCGACGCAAGCGTTCACCACCTGTGGCGGGACAACATTGCTGGCATAGTTGAAGCCATCCACGACCACGTTATAGCGGGGCCATGACAATGCTTGCGTCTCACTGACGCGATTGCCCTTCCAAGCATCGCGGTATGTGGCTTCCAGATAGTCTGTTGCCTTGACCAACGATTGCTCTTTGATTGTTTGCGACAGGCTTGCCCAGCCCGTTATGCCACGTTCCGCAACATAGCCATCCGCAGCCGAAACGCTGGCATAGCTGTTAGCATTAGAAAGCCCTGCACCTGTTTCGACCACGAATGCCATTTGTTACTCCTTGCGGCTTTTGCCAGTTTTCGCTTCTGGTTCTGCTTCTTCAGCAACGGCGGCTTCTTCAACCACAGGCGCTTCTTCAACAGGCTCATCAGCCGCTGGTGTTTCTTCTGCTGGCGCTTCTACCACTTCAACCACCTCTGGGGCAATCACAGCTTCAGCTTCGACAGCGATTTCTTCGACATCCAGTTTTTCGTGCAAAGGTGTGCCAGCGGGGGCAAAAATAGCATCAATGATTTTGTAACCTTGCGCTTGCAGTTTAGCCTTACGCGCTGGGTTCATTGGATGCGGTTCGTATATGATTTTAGCCATAAAATCCTCCATATAGTTTGGGGGCTGCCCTTCCAACCGACAGCCCCCGCACTCTGCTTAATTAAGCAGCATCGCCAATGGCAATAACACCAGCGGTGTGCTTGATGGACGTTGCAACCTTGTCCCAGTTGGAACCAGTTGCAAGTTCAGCATCCGTTGGCGACTTGCCGCCGTTGGTGATGTCCCAAGTGTAGCCCTTCAAAGCCAAGCCAAAGGTGTAATCGACTTGCATCGTGGTTTCGATACGGGTCTGACCGTTGTTGGTTTCGATGTTGCTGATTACGTCACCGCCGTCATAGACGACGGCTGCGCTATCAGCGAGGCCAAGAACCTTGTTCTTGTTTGGTGTGCCAGCGGCATACAAAGCAGGAGCGTCAGTTACGATGACCGGACGGCCAAGGATGTCCACAACCTGAACATTCTGTGCAACGAACAACTGTGCGCCATTGGTCAAGTTTTGACCAATAAGCTTGTGATAGCTTGCACCATTCATGACGTTTGCAACGATGCTGGACGAATTGTCGCCAAACAAAGCGTTTGCGCTGTTCATGGTGGCATAGGTCACAGGGCCACTTGCCGAAACGTCCACAGTCGTTGCAGCGCCTTGGTTGGCGATTGCAGCAACCAGTGCAGCAACAGCAGTGTTCAACTGGTCAGCCATCAGTGCTTCAGCAAAGTTGCGCGATGCAACTTCAATGCCTTCCGACGTTGGCTTCTGCAACCATGTAAGCTGCGAAGGCTCAAAGCGGATTGGGCCAAAGCCACCAGCAACCTTTACGCCGTTAAGCTGAAGCTGTGTCAGGTCAGTTGCAGTTGCCGATGCTTGCGAAGCATAACGGTCAACACGACGCTGTGCGCTATGCACGGCAGCGAAGAAGCTTTCCTGATAGAAGTCGCCATCGAAACCAGTTGTGGTCAAGCGGATTGCGCCGCCCGATGCTGCGTTGAATTTTTCGACCATTTGAGCAAGCGTCTCAATGGTGGCTGGCATAACGTATTCGTTAAATACCTTCATTTGCGAAAGTGACATAATTCAAAATCCTTATGGTAGGTCAGGGAACATTTGTTTAATTGCGTTTGTCCGTTGAACCTTGTCACCACCAAGGTTGCCCTTGGGTGCGATAGGGATGCCATTGCCATTCCCGCCAGTGGCTCCACCACCAGAGTTAGCGGGTGCGGAAACGAAGTGTTTACCTTCATCACTTGCAGCCCATTCAGCAATTGCTTCATTCAGCGGTTTTTCACCCATAAGTGCGGAATATTGACCGTTCTCTGCCATCAACTTTGTTTGTGACTTTAGCATGGCCTTTGCTGCCGTCATAAATTCAGGTTTGATACCAGCCTTCAGCATTGCATCATTCAACCCGTTGTCGATTAAATATGATTGAAGCGCACCATCTTTTTCAGTCAGGCTTGCTTGCAACTGTTCAATCGTCTTCGTGTTTTCCTTTGCAACCTTGTCGAGTTGCGACTTCAGCGTTTCGTTTTCATTTTGAAGCGCCATAAAATCGTTTGGGTCTATCTCCACGCCTTTTGCTTTCGCTCTGGCAACTTTGACTTCCCTTAGAAGTTCGCTGTTTTTGGCACTCAATGCCCCCAACTCTGCTTCTAACTCTGCAATCCGTTCTTCACTCATAAGTTTGTCCTCTGGACTTGGTTGCCCCACGGGGGCGGTTTATGCCGCAGCACAGCCTTGGCGTAACTTCTTTAATATCACGGTAAACAGCACATTACTATAGCCGCTTTAATTGCGCCAAAGTCAGCGGGTTTCCACGCTGGTCGAGCAACTGGTTTAACGTGATTTTTCCGCTGCGCCAAAGTTCTGCACGGCCTTTGCCAAGCATCTTGTCTGCAAATTCGGGCGGTTTGTTCTTCAAGAATTGGTCAAACGTCAGGTCGGCGGCAACGTAACCATCCATGCTTGCACGGGTTGCTGGTTCAACCTTGTCCTTAATCCTGCCACCGGACAGTTCTTCAAATGACTTCGTGATGGGTATGAAGCTGCTGCGGCAATTCCAATGCGCGGGTGGGCCACCATTCCAAGGGATTTTGTGACCGATGGGCTTGAAGTCAGGGTAGCTCCATGTCTTGCCCGAACGTGCCATACATATTTCGCTGGTGCGGCTGTCCAACGTGGATACCCATTGCACCGCCTTAATGATGTTGGCGTTAACTTCCAGCGATGCCAGCCGTGCATCTTTTGCCACAGTCTGAACGGCTGTGCGTGTGATTGCCATTGCATCTCGCCGTGCCTTGGCAATCGGTTGACCGCCCTTGTCACCGACACCGATAAGCTCTTTGGCAATCTGTGCGTTGGTCTGACCAAGCAGCACGCCGTTTTTAACAGTGCGCTCAATGTCGAACCTTGCGCTTTGGTTCAGACGGGCGAACCAGTTGCCCATCGTCGCGCCTTGTATCAGGCTGCTTTGTGCAACACTTTCCAAAACGGTCACAGGGGGCAGCACAGCGTCGATACCGACGTTGACCATAGCATCCCTAAAGAAACCCGCTTCCGCTGCCGTCAGGTCGCTTAAATCAGGCTCTTTGACCGTTACGATGTCTTTGAGTTCAGCAATCGCCTTGTCCAGACGCTTGCCTTGGTATTCTGTAAGCTCCTTGCCCTTCAGTTGCTTTTGCAATGCAGCGGCAATGGCATCAAGCTGTTTGTTTACGACAGCACTTTGCCCAGCAATAACCCGCTCTAATAGCAGTTGCCGTATGATGGTCAGGTCAAGGAGCTTGTCAGATACGTTCATGCTGCTGGCGTTTCTACCTCAACCCATGACAATGTAGCTTCGTCCCAAATGTAAGGCTTGCCGTCATCTGGATATGCTGTTGGCGCTACCCACAGGCAAGTTGCGTCATCCAGCGACCATGAAGCGAATGGTTGTGGCGCGTAAAAAGCATCGCGCTCTGCGTCATAGGTGAAGCCAATGCCAGCATAGTTCATGCGTAGCGGACGACCTTCAGGATGTTGACCGCCATGTGTGTTGTAAGATGTCTGCACCCAAAGCGATGGGTCGCCAAAAGCGCCTGTGTCAATAACGTCTTGGTCAATGACCAGAACCTCTGTGACGATGCCGTGAATGACCTTTGCAAAATGCGCCATAATGCTTCCTTAAAATCTAATCGTGCCGGATGAGTTAAACTGGTAAACAGTATTAGAGCCGACAGTGGTCACGACAGGCGAACCAGTTGTGGCAATAGCAGGACTTGGCGATGAAATAATAACTACGCCAGAGCCACCGTTCCCACCGTTAAAATTACCTGTCCAGCCAGCGCCGCCGCCACCACCGCCACGGTTTGCAGTTCCAGCAGTTCCATTTCCACCGAACGCAACCCCAGCGCCGCCGCCGCCATAGCCCCCTGCGCCGCCCGG